AGCGCCGAAATACCCCCGAGCAGGAAAAGGCGCAGGGGGGTGGTGAGAAAAATCCCCCAATAAGCGGTTTCCGCGCACGCGCGCACAGGTGGCCGCATTCGATTTTTTGCGATTTTTGAAAGGATTTTGACATGGGACTGACACTCCAGATCGAATACCTGCCGATCGACAGCCTGACACCATACGAGCATAACGCGAAGGAGCATCCGCGGGAACAGATCGAGCAGATCAAGCGCTCAATCGCCGACAACGACATGAACGATCCGGTCGGAATCTGGGGACCGGACAACATCATCGTCGAGGGGCACGGGCGCGTCCTGGCATGCCGGGAGCTCGGCATGGAGACTGTCCCGTGCATCCGGCTTGACCATCTGACCGACGAGCAGCGGCGCGAGTATGCGCTGATCCACAACCAGACGACCATGACGACCGGCTTCGACCCGACGCTTCTGAAACTCGAGATCGGCGAGCTGCCGAAATTCGACGCGGCCTTCTACGGCCTGCAGCCGCCGGAGTTCGAACCGGACACCGGCACGATCGTCGAGGACGAGCCGCCGATAAGCGCGCCGACGCGCGTGAAGGTCGGCGATATATGGCAGCTCGGCGAGCACTTCCTAACCTGCGGCGACAGCACCGAAAAAGCTGTTTTTGATAAAATTATGCGGGGGGGGTACGCGCTGACATGGTATTCACCGATCCTCCCTACGGTGTAGCAATCGGAGACAAGAACGCCGCGCTGGACGAGGTCCAGAAAGCATGCCGCATCACTTCGAACATCGAAAACGACACGCTATCCGAGCGGGAGCTCTACGACATGCTGCGCCGGGCATTTGTGAACGTCCGCGAGGCATGTGCCGAGGACGCCGTATACTACGTCACAAGCCCGCAGGGCGGAAGCCTCGGCCTGATGATGATGATGATGATGAGGGACGCGGGGCTTCCTGTACGCCACGTGCTCATGTGGGAGAAAAACAGCGCGACCTTTTCCATCGGTCGGCTCGATTACGATTACCAGCACGAGCCGATATTTTATACATGGACGAAAAGCCATCACAATTACCGCGGCGGCGATATGCGCACGACCGTCTGGAAGTACGACAAGCCGCGAAAGTGCGATCTGCATCCGACGATGAAGCCGGTCGCGCTGATCGCAAATGCGATCCGGGACGGCACCCGGAAGGGCGACATTGTGCTGGATGCCTTCGGAGGCTCCGGATCCACGCTGATCGCGTGCGAACAGACCGGACGCAGGTGCCGAATGATCGAGCTTGATCCGCATTACTGCGACGTGATCATCAAACGCTGGGAGAATCTGACCGGAAAGGAAGCTGTTAAAGTTGGCTGATCTGAAAATCGAACGGCGGGCGCACCGGGAAGCGGCACGGCTGCGCAGGCTCCTGCGCGAGGCCGGCGTCGAGAAGCCGGCGCTCGACATGGCGCGGCCTGTGATCGACAATACGGCGTGGATGAAGGAGAAACTGGAGGACGCGCGGATCGCGATCTCGGAGAGCTCCGTCGCGATTAGCTACGACAACGGCGGAGGCCAGACAGGGATCCGGGAAAACCCGCTTTTCCGGGGCTACGAGGCGCTGTGGCGCGCGTATTCCACAGGGATGGGACAGATCCTCGGCCTCGTGCCGGAAAGCGAACGTGCGGCGACGTCGGGCAAAGCCGGCGCTGCGCCGACGGTGCTTGAAATGATCCGCGCGAAGAAAGAGGCGTCCGGCGAATGATACGCGGATCGCAGGAGCCAAGGATCCGCGTGGAGCCAATAAGGACCGGAACGGACGGCGACGACGCGGCGCAGCTGATGGCAGCCTACGCCTACGCGCTCGAGCCGTGGCAGAAAACCGTCCTCGACTGCTGGCTCGGCGTCGGTCCGGACGGAAAATACACAACGACCAGCGCGGGACTGTCCGCGCCGCGGCAGAACGGGAAAAACGTCGTGATCGAAGGCCGGGAGTTCCTCGGGCTTGTGATCAACGGCGAGAAGATCCTGCACACGGCGCATCAGGTGATCACGGCGAAGAAATCCTTCCGACGCCTGGTCTCGATATTCACGAACAAGAAGCACCCGGAGATCACGGACATGGTGCAGCACATCCGCTTCACGAACGGCGAGGAGTGCATAGAGCTCGACAACGGCGGCGTGATCGAGTATTCTGCGCGGTCGAGACAGCGCGCGAGAGGCTTCGACGGGATCTCGCTCGTCGTGTTCGACGAAGCACAGGAACTGACGGACGATCAGATCGACGCGATCCTGCCGACGCTGTCCGCTTCGGCCACCGGGACAAGGCAGATCATTTACACAGGAACTCCTCCCTACCCGGGATGCCCGGGCGAGGTATTCCGACGCCGGCGCGACGCAGCGCTCGGCGATCCGTCCCCGCATGACGCCTGGCATGAGTGGTCAGTCGATGCGAAAAGCCTCGACGAGATCCATCTGGGAGACCATACGGTCTGGGCTGCGGCGAATCCTTCCCTCGGCCTGCATCTGACGGAGGAGTTCACGCTCGAGGAGCTGACCAGCATGGCGCCGGACGGCTTCGCGCGTGAGCGGCTCGGCTGGTGGACGCCGCCGGAGGAGCACCGGCTCGATCTGGTGATCCCGGAGGATCTGTGGGACGGCTGCGCATCGAAAGAACAAAAACCGAGCGGGAAAACCGCTTTCGGGGTAAAATTCACCTTCGACGGCTCGGAGGTCGTACTGTGCGGCGCTGTGATCCCGGAAACGGGTCCGGCGCGCATATCGCTTTTGGAGCGCCGACCGACCGGCCACGGGACGCAGTGGCTCGCCGACTGGCTGAATGCAAGATACGCATCCGCGTCCTGCGTCGTGATCGACGGCAGAAACGGCGCGGACGTGCTGACGGATAAATTAACGGGCGTATGGAAGGTCAAAGGCTCCGTCGTGCGTCCTTCCGGGCGTGATATCTGCGCGGCGGCCTCGACGCTGGTCGACATGCTGACCGAAAAGACAGTGACATGGTATGTGCCGCAGACGCAGCTGCGCGACAGCGCGGTGAGCGCGGTACGCAGATCCATATCAGGCGGCTGGGGATTCGGCGGCGATAACAGCGCGCCGGTCGAAGCGGCTGCACTGGCTCTCTGGGGCGCGAAGACATCGAAGCGCGACCCGGCGAAGAAAATGAGGATCGGATGATATGACTATTACTATCAACACAGGCTCGGTCGTGGGTCTGGGCATGCCGGAAAAGGCCATGCTGGACGCGCTGATCGCGACCTATAATGCGCACGCCTACAAAAACGCGCAGAAGCAAAAATACTACGAAGGCCAGATCTCGCTGGCGTCCGTCAACCTTGGCCTCGCGCTGCCGAACGGCCTCCAAAAGCTGGAGATCGGCTGCGCATGGGGCGCGAAGTGCGTCGACGTGCTCGCGGCGCGTTCGATGTTCGACGGCTTTGTCGGCGAGAACGGCGAAACGCCGGCAGGCTTGAAAAAGCTCGTGGCGGACAACCGTCTGCTGGTCGAATACGGGAAGGCGTGCCGGGACGAGCTCAAGCTCGGCTGCACATTCGCGACGCTTTCCGCGGATCCGGCGATCGGATGCCGGATCCGGTTCCACTCCCCTGCCTCGGCCTCGGCGCGCTGGGACGGCGAGAAGGGCCGGATCGCCTACGGCATGGCCGTGATCGATACCGCGCCGGACAACAACAGCGAGGGCACGTGGAGCCCGTCGCACATCAACCTATACACGGATCTATACGTCGTGGAGCTGCTGAGGACGAACGGAAGCAGCTGGCGCGCGGATTATCATCCGCACCAGATGGGCAGGCCTCTGATGGAGCCGCTGATCTGGAACGCGACGTCCGGGAAGCCTTTCGGAAGGTCAAGAATTAAGGAACCGGTGCGCCGGCTGATTGACGGCTATGTGCGCACAATGGCGAACGCATCGATCGCGCTCGAGTTCGCGACGAGCCCGCAGAAATACCTGCTCGGCGTGGACGATTCGCAGTATGAGGCCATGACCGCCGATAAATTCAAACAATACGTCGGCTCCATCCTGACCGCGACGACAAATCCGGATACGGCGGAAAAGCCGACCTTCGGGCAGCTGCCGCAGGGCACGCTGACACCGCACGTCGAGCAGCTCC